TTTTCACCTGACCAACTCCAAGAACACGCCGAAGAAATCGTCGAATTCTTGATGAGCCTACAGTGGGCCGACCAAGACTTGGGTGTCACACGATACCAAGTTAGCACAATCGTTGGTAAAGATTATCCACAGACGTGTAAATCCTTATGGCAGAAAGGGTTGTGTATCGGAAAGTGCCGGTACTGGGATAAGACTGGCGCTATCAAAGAGGCGACGACAGATGCGTAAAGGCGGACAAAAGACAAAGGTGGATATTGTGAGACAAGTAATCGAAGAACAGAATCGACCTATTACTGCCAATGAGATTGTCACATTGGCACCACGTCGTTCGGGACTGACATCAACATCAGTCAGCCAAATCATATCGAGGCGACTCAAAGGTGTAGTTGAGGTATGTGGCTTTGTCGGAAGAGGAGCACACAATAACAAGGTAAATTTGTACAAGATGAGGGATGAGGATGAGTGTACCGCCACTGATAGTTGATAGTAACGAGCGTGGACCGCTTTGTGAGGCCATACACCGTATGGCAAGCAAGGAGGGTGTCCTCGTCAAATCCCAGTTCCTCAACGGCATGGGGGACTACAAGGTAGGTGCGGGGCACGTTGAGTGCAAAAGCCTCAGCGACTTTTTCCAATCGAGTCACAGTGGTCACCTGTGGCGTCAACTCGACAACCTCGACGCAAACTGTGACCGAGTGTTTTTGGTTGTCCATGGTGACATAGCCAAGTACGTAAAAATGGCTCAGAATCGAGGGGCGAAGGCCAACTATTCACGAGTCACGAACGAACTGATGGGTACGTTCGCTCGCATCATGGCTGACTTTGATTGCCACATTTACAAGGCCAAGGACCATGTCGAAGCAGCGATGTTCATCGTCAAACTACACAAGAAAGCAAACAAGCCTGCCTCACGGCACGGTGCACGTGCTGTTACGAGAGTGAGCACCAACGATGTTCGTGCTGACATGCTCAATGCAATTCCGGGTTTCGGACCTGATTTGGTCGTGAAACTGTTAGAAAAATGTGGGAGCATCGAAGAGATGCTTTTCCAAGAATCACTGAAAACAGTGAAGGGTATGGGACCTACCCTGCGGAAGCGTTTAATAGACGTTCTAACGAGCGAGGAACCCGTCCGTGTTGAACGGACAACAAAGAAGAAGAGGGAACAAAATGATAGAACACCGAGCAGACAAATATGAGGCGGTCTCACGATACCCTATACTCAAGGGTTATTTGAGCCACTTCAAAGAAGTAAGTAAGAACAACGAAATCCCCGGACTACTGTCGTTCTTTTTCATACTGGGACAAGCAGCGTTACCATACGTTCGCATCCCGGTCGGAGGGAGCAACTTATGTCCGAGAGTGAGTGTGTTTTGGATTCAAGACACACGTACTGGTAAATCTGTAGCCTTTGAGGTCATTCAGAAGGTAATGAAAGACTCAGGGTTAGAAGTCGTCGACTATTCGACTGGTACAGATGCAGCACTCGTAGGGTCGTTTGTTCAAGAAGAACAAGGAGAGCCACCTGTCCAAAGACCGGGTGTGCTTGCAGGGCGAAAAGGTATGAACTTCGACGAAGGTTCAATCCTTCTCAAGCCTAATCAGCATTCAGAAGGAACAGTTCTGTTCCTTCAATCAGCACTCAACTCCGCAGGTACAGGTCGAAACATATTGACCAAGCACTTGCGTGACGGAACAATCACAATCAAGTCGGAAGTCAGTCTATGGATTACAACATTCCCACCGAAGGGTATCAAAGAGCACGTTCTCGACAAGGGTATCTTTCAGCGTGTTTTGCTGTATTGGCGTGAGTGGACACTCGACATGAAGCGCAATGTAGCCCACGAACTTGCAGCGAGCGTGCACAACAGGACAAAGCACGACATCAAGTACAGGGAGATTGTTGATTTCTTTAACGACCTACAACTTTCACTCAAGCGAAGAGTGTGTGAACTGGTTGGCATTAGGCCTGTGCAATGGGACGATGCCGACGATGATACACAAGAGGGATGGGCCATGGAGGTCATGGACGAACTGTTCACAATCGATGACGGCTACGTACCTGCATTGATTGGGGCTATTGACGAGTACTACTACCTCGTTGAAAACATGGACCCACACAAGCAATCTGTTTGTGCATCGTTCATCATGGGATTACAGAACTATACGAATGTATTGGCACACCACATGGCGATGCTTGAGGGAACGTGGGTTGTCCGTGGTGACCATATTGACATGGCGAAAGAGATTCTCTATGACCTATACAGCAATCTGATTCAATGGCTTGAATCTGAGGTCAAAGTGGGTATGGCTCACAAAGACCGTAAGAACGTCGAGCAAGCATGGAAGATGGCTTACAAGCGTTCGGAGCGATTCGACTTCGATGACAACCGTGGTGAAGGTTGGGTCAAGAAGCGTGACCTGTACAACATGTTCGGACAAGACATGAACCTCAGCAGTGACAATTCAATCAACACCAAGTACAATCAATTCGGTGCGAAACTGTTTGAAGAAACAAGCGAAAGCCGACGTAAGTATGTCCGACTACGCAAGGAGCACCTCAAGTTCAAGGAGGGAGACGATGCGTGAGTGTTTTGTGTGTCATGACCCTGACGAATCAGCGCTACTGTTGCTCGGCTACCGAAGAAACAAAGAAGTCTGTGTATGTGAGCCATGTAGGGGCGTCTTGCAAGAGACCATCCAACAGATAATTGAGATAAAGGAACTGATAGCATGAGCGACGTAATGGCACTCGACATCGAGACTGAGAATTATTCTCATGAGATTGGCGGGTGGAACAACACCCACATGTTTGAGCCAACAGTCGTAGCGACGTGGAACGGTTCTGAGGGTGTTGTGTACTGCAACAAGTCTGAGGCCAAGAAGTTCCTACCTGATGGCGTGGTACTGAAAGAACTGCACCCTGAGACACTGGGTAACGACTTGTCCAACCACATCGCAAAAGGAGGCCGTGTCGTCGGTCACAATCTGATGAACTTCGACCTTCCTGTTTTACGAGACAGCCTTGATTGTTGGGCAGCAGGCGATGCTCTTTCTAAATCAAAGGAACACATTATCGACACGTCTGTTTTGCTACGGAGTGCAGCAAGACAACGTATACCGCTATCGGATGCATGTCGTCACACCTTAGGGAGCGACAAACTCATGCGAAGCGAAGATGCGCCACTTGAATGGCGTAAGGGCAACTACGGCAAAGTAGCCGAGTATTGCTTGAAGGACGCACAACTGTCCTATGAGTTGTGGAATCACGGTCACCAAGAAGGCTTCGTCAAGGCAAGATGCCGAGAGTCAGGAGCCGTCACTGAATATGAGGTGACATGGTAAGAGGGACAAACATGACTGGAGAAAAGAAACAAACAGCACAAAGCAACAACATCCGAGCAGCCAAACTAATCGCCGACACCGTTCGGTCGACGTTGGGTCCAGCGGGTATGGACAAAATGATGGTTGACGGAGGTGGAAACGTCATCGTAACAAACGATGGTGCGACTATCCTACAGCAACTGGACATCGGACATCCCGGTGCGAAGATGATTGTTGAAGCAGCAAACACGCAAGAAAGCATGTGCTATGACGGCACAACGACAACAACCGTATTGGCGGGTTCTTTGCTCGGCAACAGTGAACCACTGTTCAGCAAAGGACTACACTCTAACATCATCTGTAAAGGGTATCGTCAGGCGGCGAAGTGGGCAGTTGACCACATCGAAAGCACTGCGGTTGATGCAAAGGAATACCTGACCCACGTAGCAAAGACGGCCATTACTGGCAAGTCACTTGAAACGAGCATGGAACACGTATCAGCACTATGTGTTGAGGCAGCGGAACAAGCGAAGGGTGACATCAAGCGCATTCGTGTCATCGGGCAACCGGGTGGTTCACTCGATGATTCGCATTGCTTTGGTGGTGTCATGCTCAATCAGACATTCTTGACGCCGAACATGCCTAAAATCCCATACGGAAAGGTACTACTCATCAACACTGGCTTGTCAGTCAAGAAAGAAGAGGGCGTGCAGGTCAACCTGCAAAGCGTCAGCGACATCAAGTCCTACAAACAGTATGCTGACAAAGATGTTTGGCAAGGTAAGGTCGATGCAATCGTCGAGCAGTTGCCAAAGGGTGGTGTCGTGTTCTGTCGTGACAGCGTCAACGAACTCGTAGCAGCCCTACTCGCTAAGAATAACATCAGCGTAGCCCATCGTGTTCCGCCAAGCGACCTCGATGCACTTTCAACGACATTGGGAGCGCCAATCAATCACTCAGCCGATGATTCGTTGGTTGCTCAAAAAAGTGAGTATCTTATCGAACAGAAGGTAATCGGCGATATGGATTACATCCTTGTTGAAGGAGACAGGGTTACTACGCTCGTATTGCGTGGTGCTACGCGTCAGACTCTCGACGAGACGGAACGTGGGTTCGATGATGCTCTCGGCGTAGTATGCCTTGCCTACAACAGTGGCAGGGTCGTCACTGGTGGTGGCTCATCCTACGTCGGTGCAGCGCTCAACCTCCGCAGCCGTGCTGCTGAGATTGGTGGTCGAGCACAGATGGCAATCGAAGCGTTTGCTGACGCCTTAGAGACCATCCCTGCTACCATCGCTGAGAACGCAGGGTTCGTGCCTTTGGACACCATCCTTGCGCTACGCAACGAGCATCAACAAGGCAATCAAGATGCAGGTCCTGACATCGAGAACGGTGGCACTTGCTCTATGATTGAGGCAAACGTATGGGAGCCGGTTGGCTTGGTAAGGCAGGCAATCCTGTCAGCAAGTGAAGTCAGCATCAGCATTCTTCGTATCGACGACATCATCGGCAAGAAGTCCGATGACTAATGCGTCCGCTGATTGATGATAGTGTCCTGTGCATGGCGTAGTAGCAGCAATGACATTTGCCCATGCCCTGACTTTTTCAGTCGTTTGCGTATGCTCTTGAGCGATGCTCGCTCGGCTATCGGACCCAAGCCACCGTGCTTGCGAATGTAGCCACAGTTGGGACACTCGTGCAATACCACGGCTGGACCTGTGGTGTATTTGCCTGATATAGACAGGGGTAACGCCGTCGTCTTACAGACTTCACACGTCTGCATCAGTTGGTCAATCAGTTCGCCGATTCAAATCAACCCTATGTCATATCAGAAGGTATACCTACAAATCTTCGGCCCTATGTTACTGTCAGTTGCATCAGGATGAACCGGTGCGACAAATAATTTTGTCCCATCGGAGTTCCAAGCAAAGCCACCAACAAAGGTGGACTGAGTGGAAGAAAATTGCCCTACATCGTTATTAACGCTCATTGAACGAGTGAATGAAGCCGATGATACATCAAAGGCACTACTAAGGTCAAACTCGGCTATTTTAGGATGATTTGCAGTTCCCGAAGAAGGATTACCTGACGAGTTTCTGTAACAGATGAACATCTTAGTCCCAGCAGGGTTGAATCGAATACCAGTATAGTTGGTTATATTGTCGCCATCATCATCTGATGTGGAAGAAAAAGAAGTGGAAGTTTTACTACCTGCACTCAAATTCCATGCTGTGTTCAAAGAAAGTGTAGTAACTGAACTACCATCAGCAACAAACAATTTCGTTCCTGTGTCATCAAATGCTAAACCCTGCGCCCCTGCGCTATACAGACTTGAACTTACAGTTTGGGTTGTTCCAGCAGTTCCAATGTCATATGGTGTTGAAAGAGCATAACGCACTATATTGGCACTCGCAACAGTTCCACCAATATAGATATAATTTCCACTATCGCCAAACACTAATGACCTTGTTTGGTTTGTACTAAGTGTATCATTTGCTGATGAAAAACTGGTAGGAATTGCACTGTCATCGAAGGTGTACGAAGTAACGCTTTGGGATGTAAAATCTGCTAGAAGCATTTCACTTGGACTATTTTCTAATTCAGTAACGAGAAGACCAGTTGCCGCCACATAATTTGAAAACGAAATACCATCTAAAGTATAAGCAGGTGCCGTTGCAGCATTAGCCTTTTGTTCGGCGCAAGAACCAGCGACAGCGAGATACATAATCAAACACCCAAGGCAATCCAATTGTTTGAGCCAATACCAATACAGGTCACAGCATTGTACGTGCCTACAGTAGCATCGCTCGCTGCACCATTGATGTTGTTTCCGTTTCTTCCGATGGTAATGTTGCCACCTGTTGTGTTTAGGATAGTGTAATGTTCACCAGCGTTAGAAGAGGACGGTAAATTGACAGTTCCACTTGAGCCACTGTAAATGACATAGCGACCTGCATGTGTTCCTTCCACTAAAGCGAGGGGATTAGTCGAAAGAGCAAGAGCAGGTAATCGGGTGGAAACAAAGGTTTTGCCTACTGCAATTGTTACATCACCTGTCAAAGCAAGTGTCCCTGTAACAGACTCAACAGCATTAACAGCATCAGCGTCAGCATAAGCCGTAGCACCTGTGGCTATACCATCCAACTTTGCACCATCAACAGACAAATCACGCCCATCGACAGTTTGACTACCTGCCATTGTAATGTTACCTGACATTGTTCCACCTGCCTTCGGTAAGGCAGCATCAGCAGTTGCACCCTGTGCGGCAGTAGCATAATCTCCTGATGCCGTAGTAGCGGCACTACCTAAACCAAGAGTAGTTCTTGCGTTTGAAGCCGCCGCATCATCTATCAGTGATGCACCAAAAGTGCTTATCGTAGTGTTTGCGGGAAGGGCAAGTGTGCCTAAATCAGCATCATAACTGTCAAGTTTAGTCTTGTCGGCACTCGACATCGAACCTGCCGCACTTGTTGTAGCCGCACTGATACCGATTGTACCTGTCGTTGTAATTGTACCACCAGTGATTGGGGCGGTTGTCGCAATCGATGTTACCGTACCGACACCTGAACCTGAAAGTCCAATCACACTCCACGCACTGCCATTGTAGCCGAACGTGGCTGATTTCCCTGCCGCTACATCGTAGTCGAGGCCAAGTGGGTCGAAGCGCAATGTGTGACTACCTGACGGATGGTACACACGAATCGTGTGGCTGTGTGGGAATGCATTCTGAGGTGTCAATGTAATGTTACCAATTGTTGTGATGACCCATATGTTCGGACCATCGAAGGTAGTAATTTGGTCGGAACCAGTTGTGATGGTCTTGACCTCGTTGGGAGCGAGTCTCCAAGTGTTGCGAGTAGGCGAACCACCTTGGTCACGTCGAGCGCTGTAGTACAACACTGCGTGCCCGTCAGGGCTGTGACTTTGCCATATTGCTCCCAGTGGCGAAGCGTTGAACGCCCCCGACTCGGCACCACTTACGACCGTGTTCATGGTATCGAGGGAACGATTAGCGTGGTCGATTGAGTCTCCACTGGCGTAACTACCTGTGGCACCCGACGTCAGTGGTGTCAAGTACATCGGGCTGTTGCTAAGCAAACATCGCTTGTCGCTTACAGTAGGTGTATTGAGCGAAGCAGTAACGTTTGCTGCTCCACCTGTCATCGTATAGCGTAAGACAGCAAGGACGGTTGCTTCCTCGTTTTTAAAAGAGCCTCCTGTACCCTGAGGCTGAGATAAGAATGCATCGGATGTAAGAGGTGTGCCCGTTGATGTTACGACAGGTGTACCGAAGTGATGCTTGACGTTTGCAACACCAATGTTGTTGTCAGCAACAGCGTACACGGTTACAATCACATCCGAGTTCGATGCAGGCACAGACGGTAGTGAGCCAAGGTGCCACGCCGTGTCACCCGCCGTGTAGGTCTTTGACGAGTTCGGACCATTGGCAAACGAGTACAGTACACCGCCAAGTACAGCATAACCGCCGTATACGGTGACTGAACCACCACTTGAAACAGCAACGTGACCCGCAGTGTTTGTACCTGTGTTCTGACGATTGCTATCTAAGTATGCACGGTCATCGAGACGGATGATACCGTTGCCATGCAGTCCTTCGTACAGATTTGTGAGTGATGTGCTCGTTAGCCCTGCACCGTCTTTCAACGATTCAGATGATGCGGTTTGTCCAGTTGTATGTCCTGATAGTGGGTTGACCATGTTAGTTCACCTCGATAATTGTTGAGAATATCAGTTCGGTATCGGACGACTTCGTGATTGCGTCGTACGTGTATCGGAACAACGCTCGGTCAGCCGAGCGAATGCATACCTCTCGGAGAGGTAAGGTAAATGAATCAGTCGTCGTCAGTTTAGCCTCGACTGAAATGGTGTTGTCGTCGACAATACGGACAACAGGCGTGACTGTGACAGCAGGGCGACCTGCTCCGCCATCTTCACTGGTGGCAATGCCCCCATCAAAGCCAAAGACCACTTGCGTAATCTCCTCAGCCAACTTATCCACTACAAATCGGTGTCCTGATGTCAATAACGGCATTCAACCATTCCCCTTTACTATCCATTTCGACTGAGATGTCCCTAACGTCAACAATGCGTTGTCTGCTTCGGCTACTGAGCCATCTCCTTTAATCAATCCCCTTGTAGGGTGCCCAATTATCATCCCTTCGGGTCGAATTTGTCTTGCAGCGATGACCCAAGTGGTTTTGACGGTCATTGTGGCGCTGACAGCGTAATTTTTCTCCTTGACCTGTTGCTTTTCCTCTTGACCGTCGTCAAACATCGAAGAAATATCGCCTTCTTGCGCTCGCTGTATCAAATCTTCCAAACTGCCTTCGATTGAGGACACTTTGATGTCAGAACGGCGCTCAGTAAGGTTGTGGCGCACTCGTAGGACAATATCTTGGGTCTTTTCGCCTATATCTTGGAACGAAACGATGTCACCAGCCTGTACAGTCATCGAATTGATGGTTCCCGTCAACATTTTGGCACCTTTCGCACGTTTTGCGGTAGCCAAGAACTTACGACCAATGTTTTTCGTCGCATTACGGTTGTTTGCGGTCGGTGCG